AGAACCCGTAAGTTCTACACATCTGGCAATAGAGGTAGAGCGGCGCGGAAACCAACATTGTGATAGCTGTTCGCGCGCGATTCATTCACATTGAGCGCGAACACACCGGCCCAAGAACTACTGCCCCAAGAGCCGCCGGCAAAGGAAGCCGTTCATCGGCTCCATTATTTGCCCAAAAGCCATCCCCGTTGTAATCGGCATCAGTCGCACCTGCCTCCGGAAGCAAAGCCATGGCACGGAGATACAACTGTGTAAACGCCGAAAGCCCCGCAGCGGTGGTAGCAGAAAAGACAGCGTAGCGACTGCTGTCGCTCTGGCTGGTAATAGTCACCGCCCACTGCCAGTGATCGGTGATAAAGTCCAGCTTGACGCTTCCCGCAGTAGTCCCCTGGCCGTTCGGCGCAATAAAGAGGTCGTTGTAATTGGTGGCGGCGGCATTGATAGCCCTCCACTGGGTAGAAGCGGCGCTGGTATCACATTCCGGATCGGCGGCATTGTTGTAAGGAATCACCTGCAGTTCCCCTTTGACCAGCCGCATCCCGGACACCCATTCCCACACATTACCGTTCAGGTCGTAGATGCCGGAAATGTCCCCGGTATCACTCCATGTGGCCGGCCCGGTGCCTGTGGCCACCCGGCAGGTTGCGCCGTTGTTGTCCTTCATGGTGGGAATAGCGATTTTCAGCGTTTCGGACGCATCTTTCCCGTAGTTGTTGTTACCTTTGGGCATTGTTCCATTCTTCTTCGCCAGCAGGGCAAGGAACGCCCACTCCGCCGCCGTGATGAGATGGTGCCCGTCCCCTTTGTTTTTGCAAGCCTGCACCGAGGCATCAAAGGTAATGTAGGCGGTCGGGTCCTCACCAGGGAGGCTATATGCACGGTTGCTGTGGGTCTTTGCCTGGAATTTGCCGATGGCGATCTTGTCATGCTGGATGCCGTTGATCAGGAATGCGGGGTGGATGCTACTGTCCCCGCCTGCCAGAAGCGCACTCAGCGGCTGAGCAGCGCGTTCCACATAAACGCCGGGAAGCCCCCGGTCATCGGTGATCAGCTTATTGGTCGGGCAGACCATGGAAAGGGCCAGACCTGTCAAATCAAAATTAGCCATGATGTAATTCCTCCCTTACTGTTTTGCCAGCGGCAGGTCATCCATGCTCCAAAGAGTCAGGGTGACTTCGCTCATATCCAGCGGCAGAGCTTCACGCTTGACGCTGTTGCGGTTCTCTCCGTCCATCGCATCCTCGCCCTCTGCGGCCTCGATTTCGGTTTCGACATAGGCGATGGGCGGAATTTCCACCTGGGCCACATAATAGCGGCCTTTGCCCACGCCGATCACCAGATTCCTATCCTCATCGGCGCAGATGTCCACCTGCACGGGCCAGTCCCGCTGACGGGTGTCACACCGGATGGAGAGGTCATCGTCCCCGAAGATGAGCTTGTTCCCGCTCTGCTTCCAGTCGATCTTGGTGCCGGTGTTCTTCTCGACCACCTGCACATTTTTCTTTGCGGTTGCCATTAGGCCATACCTCCTTTGATTCTGACGGCCAGCTTGACGCTGGAGCCGCTACCTGTGTATGCGATTTTGAAGCCGTTCAGGGCCTTATCGCTAACGATAATTTCTCCCACCTGACCATCGCTCTCCAAGACCTCAACCTCCACGCTGTAAAACAGGTTTCGGCGGGTCTGTTTCATGGCCACAGTGCGGGGGCTGTCCACGCTGGAATTAAAGGGATAGCGCTGCGTGTTGGTCAGGGTGACTTCGTGCAGCTCTCCCTTGATTTCGGCATCCACGCTGGCCTCATGCTCATCGTTGTGGCGCTGCTGGTGGAAGTTCGCCCATGCGAGAATCTGCGCCGCCATGGTGGCATCCTGGATGCCATTTTCCATGTTGTTGAAATTGGTTTGATTCTGCGGAGTTCCTTCCTGGATGATTTCACCCGGTACTTCCGTATGAGTGAAGGTGCCGTCCGGGTTCTGGGTTTCCCGGTAACGGTCCTCATACTCAGTTACCCGATCCTCCCATCTGGTTTGCCTGTACATGGTTTAAGTTACCTCCTCATCTTCGTGCAGGTCGAATGTGAAACGGTAGAGGACGCCCTCCTGCACGCTTTCGATTTTGATGTCCTCTGCCTTTTCCGCCCAGAGCGCACCGCTTTTGTCATAAAGCTGGACAGCGGTGATGGTCACTTCCTCTGTGGTTTGCGGAATGATGGGGAAGTAGACCGCCACTCTGCCATCCTTCATCCGCTCCCTGCGGCTGATCTGCGCCGTGTACCAGGTAGAGCCGAGGCGGTACCGGGCATGGGAGATGGTTCGTTCCGTGTACACCTTGTACCCTTCGATTGCCTTTTCGGTCAGCATTTTGCTTTACCTCCTTTCCGAGATTTGGATTTACAGTAGGAAGTTCCGCATACCGGCACCCGGTAGCGGAAGCCTTCTCCATCTGCCTCTGCGAAAAATGCGCCAGCCATTTCCACGCCGCCGGTCGCACGATCCGGGGTTGTCCCAGCCTCCATTTGACCGCTGGCCAGGGTAGTGTAGGGCCAACCCTTTGCCATTGCGGAGATTTGGAGGCCCTCAGCCTCTGGGATGAATGGCATCGACCTTTGCGGCGCAGTTCCTGCCTCCACCCGTCCAGCTGGGACGGATGTGTAAGGGTGGCCCTTGCCCTCTGCGTCCAGAAAGAGACCATGCTCCCGAAGCTCGGCGGAGGTAGAACGCCGAGGCTCTGTCCCCGCCGCTGTGGCGGCGTAGAGCCAGCTTTCGGTGTCCGGGGTAATGGTTATCTCTCCATCGCCTACACCGCCCCCTGTGGAGCGCTGAGGGGCTGTCCCGGCCTCTATGCGTCCTGCTGCCTCAGAGGTGTATCTGAAACTGTGAGAGGCTGTGTCAACCTCTACGCCGCCATCTCCGAAAGCGGGGCGGGTGGAGCGGTTTGGCTGCGTCCCGGCAGGCACAGAATCATAAGGGTATCCGTCTGCCTGTGGGATGATTTCCACGCCGCCTTGCACCACACCACCGCCGGTACTGCGCCATGGAATGGTACCGGCCTCTGCCTGTCCGGCAGAGGCCGATGTGTAGTTCCATCCTTTGGCGGCGCTATCCACCTGCAGGTCGCTGTGTTCCAATCCCCCGCGGGTGTTGCGGTAGGGCTGTGTGCCGTTCAGCGGGGCATCGTAGGCATACCCATCGGCGGCGGTATCAATTTCCAGATCGCTGTGTTTCAGCCCTCCACGGGTGCTGCGCCATGGGACGGTACCCGCATAGGGTTTGCCGGTCCAAGCGCTGCGGTATTGGTAGCCGTGGCCCTTGGTCTTGATGGTGATTCCGATATTGCATTGGTAGATGAGTCCGTCCATGTGGGCGGTCAGGCGTTTGCACTGGTTTACCGCTCTGCGGATTTCCGATGCGTTTGCTCGTTCCCTGAAGCGGGAGGTTTCGAGGATCACCTGGAAGTGGTACGGCTCTCCGCCATAGGCGTACCATTCTTCGATGTAGCTGCCGGGGAACACGGTACTCAGCATCTCGTTGACCGCCTTGGGAGTTCCCATGATGCCGTAAAATGCCAGCGTCCCTTTGATGAGCGCTCTTTTGGATTCGATGGAGTAGTTGTCCCGGTAAAATGGGGAGCGCAGTTCCACAGCGAGATAATCCAGAATCTTTTCGTCCAAGCTGTCAATGGCCGACATGAGGCGGGTGCGATCTGCCAGCGCCATGATGCGCTGCTTCTCCTGATGGATGGCATATCCGATGGCGATGGTTTCCGGGTTGTACCTCATGCCATTGTTCAGCAGATCTGTAATTTGGCCGTTACGGAGGTCAGTCATCTTCCAGCCCCCCGTATGTCACCTTTTGACTGCCCAGCCTCGCTACCTCTGTTTCCTGCACGGCTGTGAAGGCCGGGAAAGTGAGTTCCACCCGTTTGGCCCCAGCGTCCCGTACTCGGCGGATCAGTTCGGTGGGGTTGATGTCCCTGCCGATTTCAGTTGTTTGCCAAGAGATAAAATCCTGAATGGCAGCATCCACTCTCGCCTGTATGGCGGTTGCGGATGCCTGATTGGAGCGGGCGATGTAATAGGTCAGCTCCACATCAAAGGGCCTCTTGTCCGGCGCGGAAACGCTCACGAGGTCAGTCATGGGGCGGATACTTTCGTCCTGGTAGAAATCTTCCAAGCCGCGGATCACTTCTTCGCCTGGCATGGAACCGTCCCGCATCAGGATGTAAATCACCGCCTCCCCCGGCACAGGGCTTGTGGGAAGCACGGAGCCGATGTCGGTGTTGTAGGTCTTTGCCCAGAATGTATAAGCGTCCTGCGGCCCCGCCGTGCTGTACCCGGAGGGGGCAAGGTATGTCCGCTCTGCAAGGCTCAGGTCATCTTCGAGATCCGTGCCTCCGGCGGTATCGGTGATATTTTCGATGCTCTCGATATAGGGCAGCGGGTCTACCAGAATGTTGATCTGCCCTTTGAGGAAATCGTTGCCCTCTATACCCTGGGCGGTGCAGACAGCCTCTGCATCCACATACTTGGAACCGGCGGCGGCTTCGGCATATTCCTCAGTCTGGAAGTACACGCCGTTGCCATTGGTCAGCCGGGTACCCGCCGGGATGCCGATGGCGTGATCCCTGGTTTCCGAGAGGGTGAAGCGGATCGTGGTTCTGGCCGCCGCCGGCCGCTGGCGGGTGACACGCCGGTTCCCGGCGAGGTTGTCCAGAAATTCGCCGTAGCTGTATTTCAGAAGGTCCTGCTTCCCGGCCCTGTCCACATATTGCTCGATCTGGTAAAGGTCGAGGGCGATGGCATACAGCTGAATCCGGGCCGGGTCTGCCGCTCCAAGGCTGACCGTCTTTCCGGTGACCTCTTTGTATTTCTGCTCGTAGTTGGTCACCAGCCTCTGCATCATCGCATCCAGCCTGTCCCCGTCAATAAAGGAAACATCCGGCAGGTCAAAGACCGACCTTAAAAGGCTATCTGGCATTTGCGATCACCACCTTTGCTTTCAGATGTCCGTTTGCGTCAGCCTCAAATGTGACCTCTGTAACGATTACCCGCGGCTCCCAGCGCTCTACGGCCTCCATGGCTGCTACGGCAAAGAGGTTTTGCGCCAGATCCATCGGGTAGTCCAGGTAGGTGACATCAAGGCCAAAATCGCGGTAAAGGGGGCAGGTGCCTACTGGCGTTGTCAGGAGGGTCTGCACATTGCGGATGATCTCTTTGCGCTCTGCCTCGCTGCCGTCCCCATAATTGAACGAGATTTCGATTCCCGACAGATCCATGCGGCTTTTCCTCCCCTCAGATGTATTCTTCCATGGTCACATTGACCTTTGCCCGTGCCAGCTCTCCCCGGTTGTAGACCACTTCCCATGCCTCGCTTAGATCGGTGATCCGCCACCGGTACCGGCCCACCCGCTTGCCGCCGACCACAAAGGCGTAAACATCGCCCCTCTCGGCGTGCCTGGCCAGCATATCGAGGATGGCTCTCGGCCTCACGCCGTAGTTGCAGTCGAGGGTGATGGTGAAGGTCAGCTTTTGGAGATTTGGCCGGAGGTATTCTGTTTGGTCTTTCAGGCCCATGCGGCTGTGCATTGCCCAGCTGGAGCCGACCGTGTGGTTCATATCGCTGAAGGTCAGCACCCGCTGGTCGCTCACGCTGAACACCACATCCGTTCCCCAGTTTCCGATAGCCATGAGCCGCCTCCTATTCCTTTGGTTTTGAGGTTTCACCGCCGCTGTCCCCATCGTGGATGTGTTTCTGCAGGCTGATCGTCCCGGCTATCACATCCCCAGTCACCTTGATGGCCGGGGTGTCTATGTTGATCCCGGTTTCCGCCTTGATTTCGATTTCCGGGACAGTGGCTTTTATTTTGGGTGCGGTGACCGTGATCGTGTCCGAAGTGATCACCGTGACCGCGCCGCTTTCGCTGATTTGGATGGCGGCATTTTCGCCCACCATGAAGGTCATGCTCTTGGTGGAGCCGAGTGTCATATCTCCGGTAATTCGCAGGGTGTAATCTTCCGATTTCTCATCGTATCGTTCCACCGCTTTTCCTGGAGTATTGCAGTAATCCCGGCGGTCCAGGCCCTCGAAGCCTTCTATCGGCCTGTGGCCATTGTGCCATACTGTCCCCAAGATAACGGCGGCGCAGGTGCCGTTGGAAAGGTGGGCCACCAGCACCTGTTCGCCTACCTCTGGATGCCAGTATTGCCGCCCCAGCACCAGGAAGGGCATCTCCGAGGTGGTGCTGTCATCCTTATCCTCGTAGGTGATTCTGGCGGTGCCGTTTGGGTAGTTAATGCTGGAGATTTTCCCGATTCTCAGGTAGTCCTTTTCCATGCGCCGCCTCCTATCCGGGATTGATCCAGTTGCCCGGAACCGTCTTTACTGTGCTGAGATTCAGCATCCCCCCTGAAACATTGAACACCCAGTAGGTGCCGGGATGGCACATCCCGGTCGGATGCCCCGGCAGCGGCGATCCTGCCGCCGCCTCTGCGGCTGTGTAATAGCCCTTTTTGTCGCTGGTGACCGTGTACAATTCTCCCTTTTTGGGAAGTCCTGCAGGTGCGCTGGGAGTTGACGGGCCTGTTGAGCCTGAACCGCCGCCGGAAGAGCCGCCGCTTTGGCTGCCCTGCTTCTCTTTCTCAAAGTCGCAGGAAATGGAGGACGCTTCTGTGATGAGCGGCTCCACCAGCCGGAGATCCAGGGCCATCTTATAGCCGCTCCCCAGACTGTGGGTGATCTGCTCGATAAAGTATTTACCGGAAAGTCTTTTCAGGCCGCGGATTTCTACGCAGTCCGAAGCAATCAGGCCCGGCATGGCCATCATGGTGATGCTCATGGTGGTCATCCCCCGGTTCGCCTTGTTCAAAGCGGCCAGCGCTATTGCGGTCGCTTCAGTCAGGTTATCCGCCGGTTCGTTGCATTCGAGGATTCTCTCGCCGCCCCCGGCGGTCACGGTGAAGGTCTTATTTTTGTCGCTGTTGGTGTACTGATACTTTACCCCGGTATAGGTGCCGGTGGTCTGGGTGTTCCACGACCAGCCCGGTTCAAAGTCCGCCGGGGTAAGGACGGCCTTTGCCTTTTTGGCCTCATAGGTCCCCTCTGAAAAGACCACTATCCTGCTGTTGTAAATCTTCAGGGCGAGGCCGAATTTTTCCACGAGGCCGCAGTAAAATTCGCAGTCATTCTGGTTGTTTTGCTCGACCTTTTGAATGGCGATGTCGCTGGCATCGAAAAACAGGGAGATGCCGGACCGGTCTGCGATGGCCTGCCCGATTTCCTGCAGGGTGGTCTTTTCGTAGGTTTCCGTCCGCTTGGTGGCCTTGAATCCGCTGTTGTCAGCAGGGACGGCCACGGCATCCAGGCTTAAGCGTATAGGGCCTCCGGCAAAGCTGAAATCATCCACCCGAAAGGTACCACACGGGAATCTGGAATTTTGCCCATCCGCCCACCAGTTGAAGGTCTGGATGGTGGGCTGGAGCAGGTCCCCCTTTTGGGGGAACCATGCACCGATCCACTTGTGATCCCGGTCGTTTATCTGGATGCTGATTTTGTCGCTGGAGCCGGAGGCCACATCCGTGTACTGAAATGAAGCCAGATAGGGGGCGATCTGCCCGGAGGCATTTGCGCCGTTGTAAAGCAGGGAGACATTTGCCTGTCGCGGGAGCATCCTATTTCCTCCATTCTGGCAGGTCATCGGTGGCGGTTGTTTCCTCTATTTCCGGGATGGCCACCGTCACCCCGGCGGGGAATACCTGATAATCGAGGAGGGGACGGTTCTCTCTGGCCTCCATCAAATCCTGCGCCCTCAGTACATTGCCGTAAATCCGCAGGGCGATGGTGTCCCAGGTATCCCCCATGATGGTGCTTGTGGTTTTCGTGGTTACCCCTCCTATGCGAGTTTTGTCCGGTCGATGTCTTTCAACCATTGTTTTGCCATACGGTTGAATTCTTCCTGGGACATCCTTTCTGCCGCTTCCAAATCCTCACGGCTGGGGGCTTCGCCCTCAAAATGGTATTGCGGCTGGTAGTGGATTACGATGGGAGGCTGGCCGTTCCCGCCGTCTTGCGGCGGCGGATTATCCCTGTTTCCGCGAAGTTCGGCCAGCAGGTCTGTGATAGGGATCACATTACTGCTTCTCATGGCATCTTCCATGAGGCCGTGCATCTGGCCCCAAAGCTCCGACAGCGGGATGATAGCCTCTGTCCCGGCCTCACCAGCTTCCAGCAGGGTGGGCTGGTTTACAACGCCGCCCTCTGCCAGCTGTGGAATAGTCGGAAGATTAAAGCCGAGTTGTTTCCCACCCACGCCCGGCACCCAGTCCGGGATTGTGACGGAAATGCCATTGATTTTTTCCAGGATGAAGTTGATGGCGGAAATCACACCGTTTATCGGGGCTTTTACCAGATTGGCAATGGCCCCGAAGATGTTGCTGAAAATATCCACGATGTTCTGCCATGCGGCGCTCCAGTTGCCGGAGAACACATTCTGGATAAACTCGATGATCCCGCTGAAGACCGCCTTGATGTTGTCGATGGCAGCGGTAATGCTGGAGGCCCAGCCGGTGAAAATGGCCCCCAGGAATGGCACCTTTTCCTGGAGGAAGGTACCGATTGCGTTGATGGAGCCTTTCAGGGATTCCAGCGCTGCGCTTGTTATATTCCCGATGCCGCTCCATGCTGCTGAGAACACGCCGCTGAACCATTCGCCCACAGCTCCGAAAATATTCTTGATGCTGTCCCAGAGGGTCTGGAAGTAATTGCCCCAGCTGGAGAAAACGCCCTTGATGGCCTCCCATGCCCCTGCAAAATCGCCATGAAGCACGGCTTTTACCGCGCTGAAAATCCCGGCGATGGTGTCAAATACTGCCTGGAAAAATGCGACAGCTGTGTTCCAGATGCCCTTGATGGTTTCCCATGCGGTCTTGAAAAAGCCGCCCAGCACAGCTCCGGCCACCGAGAAGACGGCTTTGATGTACTCCCAGATGGTAGAGAACCACGGGGAAACCACGGCCCAAATCAGCTTGATTCTCTCCCACGCCGCTTTGAAAAAGCCGCCGAGAACCTTGACCGCTACGCTGAAAATAGCCTTGATGGCTTCCCAGATGGCGAGGAAATAGGGCTTTACAAAATCCCAGATGGTTTTGATCAGTTCCCAAGCGGCGGAGAACGCCTTGCCGATGGAGGTCAAGACCGCCCGGATTCCCGGCAGGACATTGGTCTGGAAAAAGGAAATAACCGCCGAAACGGCGCTTACAATCGTATTCCATGCCGCCTGCAGGTAGGGGGCTATCTTTGCCCAAACCTCTTTGACCGTTTCCCAGATATTCTGGAAAACCACCTTTGCCTTTTCCCAGAACGCCTGAAGGTAGACCTTGACCGCCGCGATGATGGTATCCACTTTTTCGCGGAACCACTCGCATTTGTTGTAAAGCAGAACCACAACGCCAATCACAGCGGCAATGGCTAAAACCACCCAGCCGACCGGGTTTGTGGCCATGAAGGACATGATGCTGGCCCCGATGCCCTTGAGCGCACCGCCAAGGGCAAGGACGCCGCTTTTCAAACCGGAAAAGGCCGTTTTCCCCAAGGAACCAATTGCCTTAAAGCCGCCCGTGAAAGCAGACAGTTTCCCCTTTGCGGCCTCTGTGGCCAGCTCCGTCAGCTTGATTTTCCCTGTCAGCACCCCGAAAGCCGCCGAGGCTGCCGGGAGCTTCCCGTTCAGGGCGGAGGTCACCAGACTGGTGCCTTTCGTCACCTGCTGGAAGGCTTCAAGCGTCTTTGTCGCTGCTGTGATTTTGCCGCCCAGATTGGAGAGAGCTGTAAGGCCCTTGAATCCTGCGTAGGCTGCGATGATAGCCAGTACGAGGGTCTTATGCTCTGTGAGGAAAATACCGAGGTCTGCCAGCCGGTCTACCAGATTCAGAGCGCCGTCCACAATGGCCGGGAGCGCTGTCCCTGCGATGAAGTCGAGAACCGGCTCACCATTGACCTTCAGGTCTGCGAAAAATGCGCCAATTCTGGAAGCCAGCTCTCCCAGCTTATCGAAGGTGGCGCTGTGTTCGCTGACCACCTTGCCGATGCCGCTGGAAGCCATGCCGAAAAGCTCCACCGCCCGGTCTTTGAAGGCTATAATGTGCGGCAGGGCTTTTTCGGTGAAGCTCTGCGCCGCTGCTGTGACCGCTGTCGTGATATGCGGGATGTATTCCGCCACCTGATTGATGGCGGCTGTTGCGTATGGGGCGAAGGTGGAAACCAGATTGATTTTCAGGTCATCCATGGCGGATTTCAGGCGCTCTGTTGCGCCCTGCCATGTGTTGGTGACCGTGTCGGCCATGGTGCCGAGTGCGCCGTCCGAATTGTAGAGGGCCTGTGTGAGTGCGTTCCATTCGGTGACACCCTCTGCCGTGGTGGTGGTCAGGCCGGACATGAGAGCGTTCAGCGCATCGGTGTGCTGCTTCCCGCCGATTGCGGCGAGGGCGGCGTTGCGCTCTGCCTCTGTCATATCCTTTGTGGCCTCGTACACCCGCTGGATGGTTTCCTGCAAACCGATGAAGTTTCCGGCGCTGTCAAATGCGGATATTCCGAGTTGTTCCATCATCTTCCCGGCCTGTCCGGTGCCGGTGGTAAGATTCACGAGGACGGCATTCAAAGCATTTCCTGCCTCGGAGCCTTTGATACCCCGGTTGGCCAGAACACCGAGCGCTGCGCCGGACTCCTGAATCGGCACCCGGAGATTTTTGAGAGTGCCGCCCACGCCGATGTAAGCCTCCATCAGCATCTCTGCTGTCTGGTTCGATTTGTTGTTGGCCTGTGCGGCCACATCGAGGTATTTGGGCAGGTCCTGGACCCCCAGTCCGAGGGCGCTCATGCTGTCCGTTACAAGATCGGAGCAGCGGGCCAGATCCATCTGTGTTGCCTCCGAGAGCCGGAGGATGGGTTCCAGGCTGGCGATGGAATCATTCACACTCCATCCGGCGAGGCTCATGTAGCCGAGGGCATCGGCGCATTCGGAGGCAGATTTGGTCGTTGCCTTTCCCATCTCCAAAGCCGCCGACCGGAGGGCATCGTACTGTTCCCCCGTGGCACCGGCGATAGCGGAGGTATTGGCCATTGCCTGTTCAAACTCTCCGTATGTACCGACTGCGTCCGAGATAAACTGTCCGACCTGCAGAGCGCCCCAGGCGGCGGCTGCTACCGCCGCCGCCTGTTTCGCTACAGTGCCGAGATTTGTCAGCTTGCCCTCTGCTTCTCCGATGGCGCTGTTGAACGAGGAGGACACCTGACCGGCGATTTTGATTGCGAGCTGGTATTCTTTACTTTTTGCGCTTGCCATTCGCTGCTGTCACCGCCCTTTTGAATGCATTGACCGTTTCCAGAAGTTCATAGATTGGCATCCGCTGAAACTGGATGTAATCCGAATGGAGGGAAATGGCCAGATGCATACAGATGTCCCGGAGCGCCTCCCCGTCACCCGGCCTTAATCCTCGCCGTAGAAAAAACTGGATACTTTGTTTTTCACCCGTGTGATGTCTTTCGGGGGAAGCCCCTTGAAAAACTCCACCGGCTGACCGGCCACTCGACCGGCGATGAAGCAGATATACTCCGAGGTCTGGTCCGGCAGCGGGGAGATGATGCCGCTTTTGAACAGGTACTTCTCGGCATCGATCATGTCCCTTGCGGTCAGATTTTCCAAACCGGCCAGATCGATTTCTGTGTAGGTCTGGTTTTCAAAAACATAGGGCTTGCTGAATTTGATCAGCGTGTCGCTCTCGGCGGCGGGGTTTTCCGGGGTTGCTGCGACGGTGGTTTTTTCTGTTGCGTTGCTCATAGTGCTTTCCTCCTATCAGGTGAGCTGGCGGGTTTTCGCCAGCATATCCACATTGTTGACCTTGAAAACGCCGTTGAGCTTGTCCAGCTCCAGGCGCTTTTGCCCGTCCATCTCGATCATGATGTAGGTCAGTTCGAGTGTGATGGAGCTGTCCATGCCCTCGCGCTGCTTCACCGTGCCGATGGCGATTTTCTTGCACCGGCCCCGAACCACCACACGCATCCCCATTTCGTCTGCGTCCTGGGTGGCCTTGACCGTGTACTGGATGCTGCCCCGGAGCATAAGCTCCACGGCGCTGGAGGGATTGATTCCGGCGAAGTAATCCTCGCAGATGCACCGGAAGGGGATTTCCAGTTCCATGCTGCCGTAATGACCGACCACGATGGCCTCGTACTCACCGAGGATTCCGTTTCCGGAGGTGGTGGCCGTAGTGGATTCAAAGTCAGGGATCGCCACTTCCCCGGTGGTGCCGCCCAGCCTGTTGCCGGTCAGGTAAAGGTTAAAGTCCCGAATTACTTCGGGGATTCCTGCGATTGCCATTTCTCATCAACCTCCTAATGCATCGCTCAGGGCGTTCGGGTCGAATTCCAGAATGTTCAGGATATCCTCTGCCGGGGGATAGGGGGTCAGGTACTGATGGAAGGTGATTTTTCCGTTCAGCAGGTCTGTCACCGGATTTTCGTCTGCGTTGTAGACGATTTCCGCCCTGGCGCATTTCCCCTGGGAAACATAGGACGCACCCCGGATATTCTCGGAATCCACGATGGTTTCGATGAGGCGGGGGTTCATCGGGTTATCGACCTTCTGGAAGTAGGTCAGGATGAAGCTGTTCCCCCACCAGCTGAAGAACCGGCGGCAGCAGAACCAGCGATCCTTGGGGTCGGTGCTGGCCGGGTAGATGGCGCTGTTGTTGCCCCATGTCCGCCAGCCGTTGACATTGATGGCGGTGGTTACGCCGAAGCTGTTCACGGCATTGCCCTGCACCTGATCCAGAAGCACTTCCTCTCCGGTGGCCAGCACGGTGCCGGTCGCTCCGATGAGCTTGTTGGAGGGGGAAAGGTTTGGTACATCATCATTTTCCGCATCGACCTTTGCGATCAGCGCCCCCATGATGGCGCTGTACCAGAACCAATGGGAGCCTACAGCAATGCAGGGCCAGAGGGCCATGGCGTGGGCAGAAACGCATCCAGCCGCCTCTTTGGCCACCTTGATGTCGCTGTATGCGGTGCATCCATCGGCGGTGCTGTCAATGTCGATGAGGCATTCGCAGGTGAAGTAGCCGTTGATTTCCTCGCATTTCGCAGCGAGGACGATGCCCACATCCGGGATATGGCTCCAGCCGGGGGCCAGCAGAAGGCCGGGGGTCATGCCGTATTTGGGATAGATCTGCTGGAGAACCTCAAAGCCCTTTGCGCCACCGGTCGCACTTGCGCCGATGATGTCGCTGGGCTTTACCGCGGTCGGGTCGATGGAGGTGGATTCCACCACCAGTGCTTTGGCGGCTGCCCCTGCGCCCCCGGCGATCAGGGTAACCAGCAGATTGCCGTCATCGTCAAAGCTCAGGAGATAGTCGGTTTCAAAGCCCAGCGGGGTATCCTCGGATTCTTCGTCCGCACCTTTCATCTTGACGGTTACGGTATCCTTCAGGATGCCGGTGATGGGGACCACGGCCTCCATTTCCTCTACCGGTACAGTTGCGGCCTCGTTTTTCTTCTTGTGCTTTTTGGGGTCGAGGACATTGATGAAAATAACAGGGGCCACGCCGATCAGCTGAAAGCTGGCGTACATGGCCTCGCAAAGCGTATAGTTTTTGTAGTCCGCTGAGTAGCCCAGCTGCTTGACCGCCTCTGCCCACGAGTAGGCAATGAGGGGGGTGTTGGTGACCTTGTAGGGATCATCCGCCAGATTGATGGGTGCGGTGCCGAAAACTACCTGAAGCCCTGCGGTCCCCAAGATGGGGGCCACGATGCTTGTGGCCTGTTCAAGCACCCTTACGCCGTGCTGGTAAGGCATTACTCATTCGCTCCTTTCTGGATTTCTGCGCTGTCTGCCAGCGCTTTGGTATAAAGTCGGTAAATATGGCCGTCCCGTTTGCGGATTCCATCCAGTGCTTTCCTAAGTTCTGAAATGGGGACGCACAGGCCGGCCAAATACGGGAATGCCTTTGCGGCCTTTTTCAGCGGTTCCGGCATTTCCTCGTAGACGGTGTTGCGGGTGGCCACACTCGGAATCGTGGGGCCGACATACATGGTTTTCATGTGAACCTGCTTTCTGTCCGGGGTGCGGCAAGGTTAAAGGAAAGGTTACACCCACCGTAAAAGTACGGGTAGCTTGGCTCATCCTGCAGCACCCATGTGAACGGGTCCGTAAACTGAAACGCCCCGCCGCAGAGGGTGGGGTGTTTCTCGTAGTGCTTTTGGATGTCCTCGATGATTTCCAGAACGGTTTTATGGCCGATGTTGCGCCTGTCGTTGTCATAGATGCCGATCAGGAGAAAAATGTCTACCTTGTGCGGGTCTACCGGGGTAGCGATGCCGCCCTTTGAAAGCCGGACGATGATGTACGGGAACGGATCATCCGCCCCCTTTTCCCGGATGGGAAGGTCTTGCTCATAAACACCCAGCTTTTCCATGATGAGGTCGGATGTCGGTTCCTCTGGGGGCTTTTCCGGGTCGTATTCCTCCAGATTGAATTCCGGGGTTCCCTGGATTTTAGGGGGCGGCGCTTTGTAGGTGCGCCCCTCAAAAAGCGCCTGCAGGTCATCCTTGACAGCGGTTTGGAGTTCTCTCGCGTTCATGCCGTCACCATCCGTTCAATTTGTTTTCTCAGGTTGTCCTGGTAAATTTCGAGGATATCCTCCCTCAGCCCTTCATCGGTGATCTTGCCGCCCTGATAGACCTTTTCCAGCATTTTGGAAACAGACGGGCCATGCGCCGAGTGAAGCGGCGTTCTTCCTTTCCCGGTTCGCTGAAGCACAAGCCGGTTCCCGTTGTTCCCGGTCTGAAGGAATGCTTTGTTCCCAGCCTGGTTCACCAATTCCTGCAGGCCAGAGCCTTTCAGCACCTCTGTTTTCACGCCGCTCTTGGGAGCAGTTGTGTGATACCGGGGCTGTGTCATTGGTGCGCCCTGCACACTGATTGCCGCCTCAAGTTTGGAAAGGGTTGCTTTCCTGACTCTGGTATGCTTATTGAAACCGGCATCCTTGACGGTATATCTCTTTTGCGCGTGCTGGGCCAGCAGTTTCCGGGCTGTGACCGCCGTATCGTTTAGGGCAGTGCGTATGGCTTTGGGAGCCTGCTTCTTTGCACCCTCCAGTTTTGAGAGAACGAGTTCCAGGTCTTGGGGGTCTGCTGTGATGGCAATCATCGGCTGCGGTTCGCCTCCAGTGTAATGGCATAAATGCCGCACTCATCGGTGGCATCCACCACCTTATAAGTGCCGCCGTCCAGTTGCAGGTAGGTATCCTGTCCGGGGAGCGGCTCTCCGAAATCATCCGCCGCAACATAAAAGAGCAGCTGGCGGGTGTAGATGCCGTCCATGTTGGACTTCATCTTCTTTTCCCGCTCGATGTTCTCCATGTCATCCAGAACAATCACCATGATCTTGCCGTTCACCCGGTGCCTCTCCCCGAATTCCGCCGGGTTGAGGAAGATGTTGTGGACATCCGCTTTCAGGAGTTCTTTGAAGGTTGGGGTTTCCAAAGCGACCGCCTCCTTTGCTCTGTCATCGGAATTTTACCGGCCAGATCATCCCCCGTCAGCTCACCGCCTACGGCAATGCCGGGAAGTCCGGGTTCTGCCGCTGCTCTTTTGGCCGGTACCCATGCGGGGGGATCGCCGTCACGCCATATGGCCGAGCCGCTCTCCACCCAGGCAGACACCAGCGCCGGGTTGTCCGAGGGGAGAATGTCCCCCGGCCTGAAGCGGTGGAATCCGACCTGGATGAAATCGAGAGCGATCAGATCAGCCATTGATGCTTACCAGTACCGAGGCTCCGGCGGCATCGGCGGGGGCGGCGGCATACCCGGCCTTGATCGAGCCTTCCTCAGCCGCATCGGTGATTCCGGTACCGTCAAAGTAGACGGTCTGGCCCATGGCGATGGCGGCGGTGCCGGTCTTTTTGATCTCGAAAACGCCGACCATATGAAGGCTACCGGTTTTGCCGGGAGGGATGGGGCATCCGGTCACGCCGATGCGATCCTTCAGGGCTACGACCGTGTCATGCGGGATGAGATTGTCGGTTGCGTTGGTGTAGTCCAGCGCTTCGCCTCTCTGCAGATATTCAGCCATTGCTCTTTACTCCTTTCTCACTGCCCCAGAGGGCTGTTGATTACTTTGCCGGGATTCTTGATGGCACCGCGGTAGTCCATCACATTGATGCCCCAGTCAAGGTAGATGTCCCAGACAAAGCCCAGCTGGCCGGGGGTTTCCATCCGGCGGATGGTCGGCACTTCCTGCCCGTTGAGGTAGTCCACCTCAATGAAGGCGGTGTCGGCACTGTTTGCGGTCATGAACCAGGGCATCACATTCCCGAAGCCGCCGCAGAGGGCATTGATGGTCGGGTCCTCCACAATCTGCATATCCTTGTATGCGTAGAGGGGATTTACCGCCTGGGTATTGCCCTCGGTGTGGATAGTGGGGCTGTTGAACAGGGTGTAGATGTCAAAGGTCAGACCGGCGGGAACAATGATCTTGCCAGGGCGCACGATGATGGGCTGATCGAATTCATCCTTTTGGGTGGACAGTGCCATGATCATGGCCTGCACCGCCTCCTGGGTGATGCCGGTCCCAGCTTTCAGCAGGTTCTTGTGGGCTGCGCTGAAGAGCGGGGTGCCATCGTAGATGTTGGGATTGTTCAGAAGAATCCGATAGCACTGGGTGTTGATGGTTCTCCGGGCAGCGGCGGCGTGTCTGGCCGGGATGCGGGTCACCAGATCAATGTCATCATTGATGAATGCCTGGCGGCTCAAAGTAAACTGTTTCCCGTAGGTTCTGATCTGACGGGTGGGCAGTTTGGCATCGGTGGGCTTATCGCCTTTCAGTTCGCCGCCCTCCGGCACCTCCAGAAAGTCCCCGATAGGACCGGCCAGATAGTTGTTGTCATGAATCTTGAAGTCCTTCAGGCTGCCCTTGCGGGTCCAAAGGTCAAAGGTCACGGCGGCTGTGCGGTGGCCCTCCACATACGCCTTGTTGATGGCGTTGTCGAGGATGGTGGGGAATGCGGCGGTGGGATTGTAATACTGCCGGGTGCAAATCTCCCGCAGAATCTCATCGCTGCTCATGTAGCGAGCACCGGAAACGCCGGAGCGCTCCAGGCAGGTAATCGCCAGATCCCGCAGGGACATGGCGGCAAACTGCGCCGAGCCATTGCTGGGCTTCTCCACCTGGACGCCGCCGCGAAGCAGGAGGCCGTCCACGGCATCCCGCCTGAATTCATCCTCGCCGCTGTCGGTGACATGAACGCCGGTGCCGATAGGGGCTTTGTCCCGCCGGAGTTCGTCCAGCACTGCGGCCCTGACCTGCTCCACGCTGAGGCCATCATCGATGTACTTGCCGGGATCGTACCCGAAATCCCGGCAGATGGCGGAGATTTCCTTCACTCGGTTGCGCTCGGCTGTCCGGGCGCGTTCCTCGATTTCCCGCTGCTGATCCGGGGGCGTGGTGGGCGCACCGGCGGAAGGGGCCGGAGGTGCGGGAGGATTCCCGCCCTGCTGGCGTTCCTCATCAGCGATTTCCCGATTCAGCTGGTCGATCTGGCCCTGCAGGGTATTGAATTCCGCCGTTTCCTCGGCGGTCATCTCCCTGCTTGCGGCCTTTGCAGCATTGACAAGTTCCTGCTGGCGCTTCAGGGCCGCTGCGCGTTTCTGCTTTTTGTCCATAGTTTCTAACCTCCTATGATATTTTTGTTGATTTGAAGTTGGCTCTCGTAGACGCTCAGAGGGGTTGCTCTGGGCTGTTCCGCCTCGCGGCCCACGCCGACCGTGGCATCCGCTGGCACCGACACGATGGAAATCTCAAAGGGCCACCATTTCCTTGCGATTTCACACGGCCCGGTAAAGCGGCCATCGGCGCTTGTCTTTCCGGCCATTACTTCCTCAAGTGAATCGATCCGGTACCCGACCGACACGCCTTTCAGCGTCCCGCTGCGTACCTTCTGGTAGATGATTTCGGATTGCTCATCGGTGTCGAATTCCACCTCTGCATATCCCCGGTTCCCATCTACCCATGCCTGGTTGACTTTCCCGATCACGGCATCCCGGTTGTGATTGAACAGCAGACAGCCGATTTCATTCAGCCGTGCCAGATCAACAGCGCCGGGGCCGTGGTCCAGGATTTCCACGCCGAACCACCGCTCATAGGGTTCCTCCGAAGAGAAGGAAAGGGTGAATTTTCGCTCGTTCCCTTCTCCCTCCATGCGCTGGAGGGTTGCGGCCATCAGCGTCCGCCGGTCATTCCTCCCCGGCTTCTCCGTTCGTGTCCCCATCGCCGTCAGGCTCCGGGTTCTGGCCTCCATCGGGGGGAACGGCGGGAATCTGCCCACCACCGGGGGGCGGGGCGGATTCGGCGGGTTCGTCCTCGTAGAGACCGTCCGATTTCTTTTGTCCAAGGATTACACCTCCTAAATCCACGCCGTGTTCCTCTCTGGCGTAGTCTAAAACTTCGCAGATGTCATCAATCTGCTTTCTCCAATCCGCACCATTTTCTGCGGCAATCTGTTTGAATGTCTTTTGACCGGTCATCAGCGCGATCTTGGTGGCGGTGGCCTCTTTGCTGGGGTCGATCCAGTCCTTTGGCGGTTTCTCGAAGGAATGACGGAAATACTCATCCTTTCGGTTCCAGAAGTCCGGGATGGAAACCGCCCCGGCCAAAACCGCCGAAATGATGAAGGTTTCATAGATCTCATCCAGAATTTCCGCCAACAGTTCATCTTCCTCTGCGTAGGTCATCCCGTCCTCAATCAGCCCCTGCCTGGCGCTGGAGTAGGTGCATTGGCTCATATCCCTGGATGTGGCCTCATAGCTGAGGCCCTGCCCGGCTCCAATCATGCGGAGCATGAGCTTGACATAGGCAGAGGCATCGGTGGATTGCCCTTGCGGGTTGATGTTTTGGATTTCATCGCCGGGGTTCATTTCCAGCATCATGCCGGGGGAAAGGGTTTTCCCGTCATAGGTCTGCTTTCCGCCCACGGTTGTGGTACCGGGCCTGCCGATTCCGGCGGTCGGCAGAGCGCGTTTGATGGCGATGCCGAAGCACGCCTCTATCCGCTGCTTGACCGAGAATGCTGTCATGAATTCGTTGGCATCCCGGATGCGGGTGATGGTCTGGGCCATGTCCGACATTTCTCGAAGCTGGGAGGGGCGGCGTTTGCTGAAATAAAAAATGACATCTGCCGCCGGGAGGAATACCGGCTCCGTGATGCTCATCCCGTCCAGGGAATACTGCCGAATCCAATAGCCTGCCGGGGCATTGTATTGGTCGTACTCAATGCCGCCGATCACCCGGTTGCCCTTGTGCTTTGGGGCCATCTGCGATGCGTCCAGTTCATCCACCTCGAAAAGCTGCAGCTTGAAGGGGAGAACGCCGCCCTTGGTATACCGCTTCGCAAAAAGGACACCGCCGTCCACCTTTTTCCGGCGGACGGCCATGCGGAGCATCTGGTTCAGGCTTTGGGTGCCGGTCACATCGCAGTTGCGCTTCTTGCACCATGTTTTCCAGAGCTTTTCGATTTCGCCATTCAGTTTTTCACTCGGTGTATCGGCCTGAAGGATGAGGCCCTTGCCCACTACATTGCGGACGAATGGACCAATTAGCGAATTCGCTATATCGCTGTTTCTTTCCAGATCCCTGGCCCTGGCCCTGACAGTGTCCCGACTGTACCGGTCGGTGTATTCGGCGCTCTGGTTAAATACCCGCCAGTTTGCGTTCAGCCGGCTTCCGTTCCCGGCATCATAGTTGCGGCGCTGTTCCTCCATAATCTGCCGCCATGCTTCCCGTGTTGCCCCGGCCTCCGGATTGAACCAGCCGATGATTTTGTCGATGATGTTCATGTGCTCACCTCGAATCGAAAACAGCGACAAAGGTATCCGAGAGCAGCATGGAAGATTCGCCGTTTGCCAGCTCTGCTTCCAATTCATTCCGCATGGCCCTCAAAAGGGCGAGATCTGCCCTTGTCACGCTCCGGCTGCCGAGCTTGTAGCTCTGACCGCCGAGCAGGACGGCCTGAATGGCTTTGTTTACCTCTGCCAACCGCTGTTCCGCTGTATAGTCGTTCACAATTACTCGCCTCCTAAATCCACGATTCATGCTGCCCGATCCAGCTTTCTTCCGGGGCGTAGACCTGATCAGGCTTTTTCTCCACCTCTTTGCGGGGCTGAACCTCTGCATCGTCCAGATGGAAATACCGAGCGCCCAGCACATCGGCGGCACACATGGCATAGACCTCTGTATCGAGGTAGTGGTTATCCGCATGGGACGATTTCAGCACCCATTTCTGGATGGTGCGCTCACCGCTTTTGACGCTGACCTTGTGTTCCGCTGTCACCTGTTCCGCATATTCCCGGTCGCATCCGAGATAAACCATCCAGCTGCCGGTCCCGTTCTCTTTCCGCATTCGCCCGGCAATCATGTCTTTATACTTCCCGGTGTCGATCATCACCAGATTCATGCCGTAGGCTTTGCTGTCGGTGCGGTTCACCTTGGAGAGCCGGAAGTGGGTATCCATGGGGTGGGACGATCCCTTGCTGGGGAGCGCCCAGTCCGCGTTCACTGAACAGAAATCATAGACCAGGTCGGTGTTGTCACCGCTGTCGATGAGGGCCAGCGCCACCACCATCGGATCGCCGCCATCCTCGCGGGGGTACTGCAGGTTCATGATGTGTTCCACCTCTGCGAAGCTGTCCGCCTGACCGTGGGCGATATTCTGGCTGGTCAGGTGGTTTCCCCATGCCCGGATAGACCAGTAGACGCTGGATTCCTGCACATCCACGCCGGCGGTCAGGAGTTTCGCCCACTTTGGGACCGTGAGTTCCGGCAGCGCCGTCTGGCGCTCCAGTACAAGGTCTGCATTGGTTTTCAATTTGGTATCCTCCCACGGTTCGGCAAACCACGAGTTTGTGAAGTTCTGAAAGGCATCTGGGTCATCCTTGCTGGTAAGGAATGCCTTGGCCATTTCGGAAAACCGGACGAAGGGGGAATAAAGGGTATTGATCCAATAGGCCACCCGCCGTGCCGGTTTCGCTCGTTCCTCCACTACCCGCCATTCCCCATAGCGGAGCATCTGCGGCTTGTGCTGGTCTGTAATGATGGCCCCGCATTCCTGGCAGATGTATGCGGCTAGCTCTGCCCGCTCCGAGTAGCCCATCCCTTCATCGGGAAATTTCACCTGCTTCCACTTCAGCTCTATAAATTTCCCGCAGTGGGGACAGGGGACAAAGTAGTGCTTTACGACATCCGCCCCTTCCATAGCTTTCCAGATGTGGCCGGTTTTCAGGGTAGGGGTGGAGGTCATGAATATTTTCCGGTTGTGGAAGGTCTTTGTCCGCTCTTTGGCCAGCGAGATTGGGTCTGCCTCTTTTTTGGATGCGCCGGGGTATTTGTCCACCTCATCCAGAAAGAGAAATCGGATCGCCTTGCTGGCCAGCTGGGAGGGGCTGTTGGAGCCGACCATGCTCAGGTACATCCCATCGAATTGAAGCTCTGATTTTGAGGATTCGCTTTCCCGGTACCGCCGCCGGAGTGTGGGCGCTGCGTAGATCATGGGGCGGAACCGGTTGACCACCAGGCTCTCTGCCAGAACATCCGAAGGGTACACGCACATGGTGGGTGATGGGTCCTGCTGAATAGCCCAGCCCAGCATATTGAGCAGGGCCTCCGTGCCGCCGACCTGCGAGGGTTTGACGAAGATGATTTCCTCGGTTTCGTAGTTGCAGAGTTCATCCATGATTCCGGCGAGGTATGGGGTTTTGTCATTCCGCCATGGCCCCGGCATGGCCGATGATTTGGAATCCAGCACCCGGTATTTTTCGGCCCATTCCGAGACCGTGATGTTCTCTGGGGGCTTCAGGGATTCGAGGGCCGCTTTTTGATAGGGCGCTACCGGGTATTTGCGGAATCGGGGGCTTCTACTTCTTGCCGCCATCCTGCTTCGATACTCCCGCCACTACGAAAGCGACCAGCAGGTTGCGGATTTTTTGGTGCAGCTCTTTTTCGATCCGCCGGGCTTCCAGCGGGTCGATGTATCCGCTGATCTCATCCGTCAGCCGGGCCGGGAGGCTCATGGCAAAATTCTTGAAGGTCACAAAGAACCGCTCATAGTCCATCGTGACTTCCTCCACCGCTATGTACTTCCCGGCGGCGATGTCGGTTTTCAGGCGGTGCAGTTCACCCTGGGATTCCTTCAGGGCGATGTCCGCTTTCATCTTTTGCTCCCGAAGTTCAAGTTCTTTTTCGGAGCGGTCTTTGCCGTATGCCTTGTCCGACAGGTATTTGACATACTGCTGGATGGTCGGCACGAGGTCATACCGCCGTCCGTCCACTGTTTCGGTTGTGGGCAGGACACCCTCTTGCGTCAGCTGCTGGATGCGGCGGACGGTGACACCGAAAAGCTGGGCGATGATCTCCACCCTGTAAAGTCCGCCCCCGGCCACATTTCTGTTGTTGTCCAAATAAAGGACCTCCCCTCGTAGAATTTCACGCTGAAGCTGTTCTATGGTCATGGCTCACTGTCCCTCTTCCTGGAGGGCGGCTTTCCTGTATGGCTCTGCGCCAGGGTTTTTGTTGAAACCGTCAAGCGTCAAGCCGTCCAGTTCACTCATTCAGCAGCACCGCCTTTTTCCCGGTGTAGGCTTCCCAGCGCTGGACAATCACATCCACATTGCGCTCATCATACTCCATGAGATAGGCTGTCCGGCCCAGCTGTTCCGCCGCCATGAGGGTGGTGCCGCTTCCCCCGAAAAAGTCACCAATATTCCAGCCCGGTTTGCTGGAGTTGTTCATCAGCCGCCCGACCAGCGGGATGGGCTTCATGGTGGGGTGCAGGGCATTTCTGACCGGTTTGTTCTCAAAGTGAACGGAGGTCAGGTCTTTGTACTGCCGGATGTAGTTTTCGATAAAGGCCAGAAGCTCCTGCTTCTTCATGGCTTTGAAATCCAGTTCATCTTCCAGCAGTACGGTGTCCTGAGTGCGGTCGTTGATGAAATAATGCGCCGCCCCCTCTTTCCAGCCGTAGAGAATCGGCTCATGCCGCCATTGGTAGTCCTGACGGCCCAGGACGAAGGCGTTCTTCTCCCAAATAAGGCACTGGGACATCTTCAGTCCTGCGTCTGTGTAGGCTTGCCGAAACTGGAGGCCGGTGCTTTCGGCGTGGAACACATAGATGGCGGCTCCGGGGCGCATGGCTTGGTTCATATTCTGGAATGCTGCCAGCAGGAATTTGTAAAAGCTCAAAGCATCCATGTGGTCGTTTTCGATGGTACTGTTCGCCCTGCTGCCCTCTTGGCCGAGATAGCTTTCCAGAAATTCCGTCTTTGCGCCGTAGTCCACATTGTAGGGCGGGTCGGTGATGATGAGGTCGAGCTTTGCGCCGCCCATCAGCCGCTCCACATCGGCAGCATCGGTGGAATCGCCGCACATGAGGCGGTGCCGGCCTAACTGCCAGATGTCCCCCTTGCGGGTGGTAGGGACATCAATGTCCTTTGCAGCTTCTTCCGGGTCGAAGTCATCCTCTGTGGCCTCTGGCGGGATATCCAGTTCCTGAATCAGATCTTCCAGGTCTGGACGCTGAAAGCCAGTCACCGAGAAGTCATATCCTTCGAGGTCAAGCTCCACCAGCAGGTCTTTCAGGATGGCGTTGTCCCACTTGCCGGTGATTTTGTTCAGGGCAATGTTCAGGGCTTTTTCCTTTGCCTTGTCCTGAATATCGAGAATGATAACCTCTGCCTCGGTATAGCCCAGGTCCATCATCACATTGCGGCGCTGGTGGCCCTTGATAATGGTGCCATCGCTGTTGATCACGATGGGATCGGCGTACCCGAATTCGTTCAGGCTGTTGCGAATTTGGATATATTCCGGGTCATCCGGGGTCAGTTTCTTGCGGGGATTGTACTCTGCCGGCCGCAAATCAGCCAGCTTCCGCCGTTCAAATTTCACGACCAGCCCTCCTTTTTTGGCCCCGGTATGGGGCTTGCGTAACGAAACGCCGGAAAATTTTTTGATTTCAGGGGAAAAACCGTCGGGCCTTCCTCGCCCCGCAGCCCGTCCTGGGGGTCAGTAGTACCTATGGCCATGCGGGGTGCGGCCCCTTTCCTTTCGCGCTCTGTCTGCTGCCCTCTGTGCATGAGGGAGCGCTGTCGCTGCTTGTCGCTGTGAATGTTTGCCTCGTGCTTATGCTCTTATAAAGCAAAGGCCAAAGCCTATTGAGTACAGGCTCTGGTCTTTGTCCTATGTGCTATGCTGTATGGCCTTTCTGTACACGGCCCCTCTGTGTGCCGCACACAGCCTGCACGGTGGCCCCCTGTTCTAAGGGGTACACTTTCCCGGCTATGCCTCTGCTGTGGGCTGTTTTTTCCACAGGAAAAATGAGGCGCTATGCGAAGGCGGGCCGTATAAACTCTCTATAAATCCAGCCCTTGCAAAACAGGGCCTTTATCGGGGCGCTTATATGGGGGTGCTTTCTGTGGCCTCTTTTTTCAGGCACATGGATTTCTGAAAAAAGCGGGACTGAAAATCAGCCTTGCTGATATGGCGTATCCATGGGAGCCGAGATTTCCGGGGCTTCGCCAGCTGTGGCTATGCCGGGGGGGGGGTTATCCCCGAAAAAATCCGGCGTTGAATTCTTGGTGGAAACGGGGCATAAAATTCGGGAGCCAGTTCCCGAAAACTGGCCCCCGGTGTCGTTTCTGATTTTCGTCTATCGATTTCCCCGAATCTTTCAGGATATAGAATAGCACAGATGCGCGGGACATTGGGGACAACTTTTTCCGGTTTCATGATTTTTTCAGGTAACGGTAGCACATCTTCTTCACGCTGCCCCCTGTGTTGCCTCCGATTTTTGCCGCTACTTGATCCCAAGAAAGGCCATTGACAAAGCGATAGGTGAAAATCTGCCGCATAAGGCTGTCGCTGATTTCGCTGATGTACCGTTCCAGGCGGATTCGCTCGAAGATGCACCGCTTTCGCTTTTCCGCTATGATGTCCTTGAGATCAACGATTTCCGCTGCGTAAAGGCTTACCTTGTCCGCCACGCCGGTGCCGTGCGGCATCCCGGAAAGGTTCATCCCTCCGGGCTGGAGTTTTGCCTCCAGTTCCTCCAGGCGGCGCTCATCCATAGCGATTTCACGCTGGAGGTAGTAAAGCTGGGATAGTTCTTTCAGTGTCATGGCATCCTCCTTGGGCATTCCCCGGCTGCTATTGCCGGGTTTTTTCGCTTGGGGCCAGAATGTAGACCTTGCCGCCGATGCACCTGATTTTCTGTACGACCTTGTCCTTGTCATCCCAGTCCCGGATTTTAATCCCCCGGCTGTTCAAGACGCCGATCATCGTGTCGATGGTGGCCACAATGGCGGTGGTGGGCAGCTTGGCCATCGCCGCATTTGCCATTGCCGCCGCTTCATCCATCCGCTGCCTGAAGCCGCCCGGTTTGCTGGATTTACCTTTTTTCATTCCGCATCCCCCAGTCTATGGTTTGTTTGGCATCCGCAGGGGTGGAAACCACAGCGGCAAAGCCCCCAGCGGCGTTGATCTGCTTGATGGTCTGTTCCTGCAGCTTGGTCAGCTTCCCGATTCCGGGCCGCTTGACCTCGAATCCGAAAAAGCGACCATCAATGATGGCGCAGATGTCCGGGATGCCGCCCCGGCTGTATGGACCGGCGGCGGCTTTCCAGACGAAAGCGCCGGGGTAGGTATCCTTCAGCCATTTGATGATTTTGGCTTGGTAGAAGCTCTCTTTATGGGTTGAGGTAGATGTCACTTTCTCGCCCCCCGTTCTTTTTAGTAGCATGGACGCATACCTGGATATGGCTCGTATCCAAGCATCCTTGCTTGGACATTGTCAGGGTCCAGCGCTTGCCCACCAAACATGAAAGCTGTGAAGCCTGGCATCTGCACCGCCCTGTCATCCCAATACTCCGAGGCTCCGACTTTTCTGGGCCGGTTCCCGAATTCCTCGATCCAGTCCGGGAGGCTTTCGTTGATGGCATCGAATTCGAGGCCCCATTTCCGGCAAGCATCCACAGCTATCTGAAGGAGCGGCCCTTCCCGGCAGGTCCAAAGGATAAGGCCAGCGCCGCTTTCCTGTTCCCGCTTTGCCAGTTCAATGACTGGCCAGTTTGGCTTCCCGATGAACGGGAAGGCATCGGTGCAGATGCACCCGTCAAAGTCGATTGCTATGGCCTTTCTCATCATGTATCCTCCAAATCTTCCAATTCCTTTTTTGCCCACATAGCTACACCCTTTTTAACATTGGCTTGGTAGTATTCAGTCCCATTGAAATTCTTGCACCCCCGGCACCCGACCAGGGTGCAAGAAATTTCGTCTTTCCACTGTTCTTCAGGAGTAGAATCACTCGTCACTCCGCATGGGTATTTGGATGAAGTCATAGTCAGGCCCCCTCACTCAACGGCGGGGCTTCCTGAAAATCCGGCTCCCCGGTGGCCGGTGCATCGGCCCACTCCCCGGCGGTATCTGGTGCAGGGTGGTCGGTGAACAGCTCCCGGTTTTCCTGTTCGCTCTCCATGAACCGGCTGGCCATCATATCCGCTGTCTGAAGGGCAAGGACGGCGGGATACTGCTCTATGCTCTGGCCGACTGCCGCATCGTTGTCCCTGTCCCCATTGAAGCCCATATGGTGCCAGATGGCGTACATTTCCTGATTGGTGAGGGAGGTGTACTGTTTGATGATCATGGCGCTCTTGGGACCGTGGCCCAGCGGCATCCGGTCGTTCACGGTATAGAAGGGCATCTTCTCCCATCTGCCGGTCTGTTCGTTCTTCACATTCCGGGTGCTGGTTCCATAGAAGTAGGTCTTGCAGATGTCGTGGAGCAGGGCCATGATGGTCACGCTCTCATCCGGGATGGTGTCCACCACTTTCCCGGCGGCGAGGTATTCCCAGCGGCTTTCGTTCTGGTTCCAAAGCAGGAGGCCCCGCAGGGCATCCAGAACATTGAGGCTATGCTGAAGCAAGCCGCCGGGGGTGGAGAGGTGATACTTGGTGCTGGCCGGGGCCGTGTAGAAGTCGCTCTTTTTGATGTACTCCATGAGCTTGTCCATGCCGGGACGCTGAATCTTTGCCAGTTCCGCTTCAAAGCGGGAGATCAGCTTTTCTGTGTTCATATTCATTCTCCTTTTTCTTCGGCGGCGAAAATCTCCCCAAGGCGGCGGAGGTTCCCGTATTCGCCATATTTCTTGCTCTGATATTTCTTCATGGGGCGCTCTATCCTGTCCTGAAGCTGAAGTAGTCGATCCCAATATTGGGGGAGGTAGTGGCGTATATTTCGCAGTTCTCTGAGGTTTTTGTTGGCGCAGCACCAACAGGACACTCGGTCGAGTATATCGTATAAATCCACAAATCCGCTTTTAGTTGCAGGAGAAGGTTCCATCCAGTTCCAGCCCCTCTTGCGGCAAAGGGTAAGGCAGTCGGCTTCAGTCATCCCGGCATCGGCAAGAGGGGCAATCTTTGGCCCTGCAAGCCGTTCCACTCTCTCCGGTTCATCGGCAGCAATCCCGACATAGTGCCTAATGGCTCCGGCTGCGTACCTGTCGAGGGCGGTCGTTTTCCAAGTTGTTCCCCAGCGGCAGGTGCCTCCGCACCACCCGTATCCTAAGTGAAAGCCTTTCTGCTTCGAGGTAACCGGGCGTTCGAGCATATCGTAGAGAAATAAGTTGTTAGGCTTCAGTTCGGTAAACTTTACGCTGTGACGCTCCAGTATCCTTACCAGCTTGTTCCGGTTATGATAGATGGCTTCAAATTCCATCCCGGTATCGTAGAACAAAACCTCATCAAGCGGCATTCCGGTTTCGAGTATGTAGAGGATCATGGCGAGGCTGTCTTTTCCGAAACTTACCGAGGCAATATACCTTCCGCTCATTGTTTGCTCTCCCGCTTAAATCGTCCCGCCGCCGGGCAGGTGGCCCAGTGCGGTATGTACCCGATGCCGGTGGCCCTGTCTGGGCTACCGTCCAGCTCACAGGCAATCACCTCCCCATTGGGGGTGACGATCCGGCGCTTGCCGCCAGCCGTCTGCCGGTAGGTCACCGGCTCCAGATCGCAGGGCATCGCTTTCCCGGTGGCCGTCTTGATCCAGATGATTTCCTTGCCGCATCCTCTGCATTTCGCCATAGTGCATCATTCCTTTCTGCAGGTGCTGTTTTTGGGGTTCCTTGCACCTTTTTCAATTTTTAGGTGCAAGGCCGGGAAGTCCCATTTTATCGGGCGTTGCTGGGCTTTTTGCTTCCTTGCACCTAATCTCGGAAAACAAACCGTGTTTTTGAAAATTTTGCAATTTTGCATGGTTTGAAGGTTGAATTGCAAAATGCAAATAAACCTGTGTAATTGGTGCTTTTAGGTGTAATAGGTGCAATGAAAGCCTATAAAGTCCCGTCACTGCTTGCTTTTCGGCCTTGCACCTAACCTTGCACCTAACCTTGCACCTATTTTTTGATGCAAGGTTTCTGTGTTCAAAATGGCAAATCGCCGCATTCGTCATCGGCCATCTCGCGGAATTGTTCTTGTTGATATTCATAGCCTTTGGCTGCTGGCGGGTATTGACCGGTGTCCTCTATCTCGTCCGCATCATCTATGGGGTCTTTTTGCTCTGAAATTTTGCCGATATGAAATTCTACAAAGCGAGTAGTTCGGTTCAAAAACCACTTTCTCACGGAGTAAACTTTCTTCCTGTTCTTTGGGTCAATCTCAGTGCCGATCAGTCCTTGGTCTGCCAAATACTTCATGGTTTTCCGGGGGCTGTATCCCGCTTTGCTCAGGGCTTGATTTAACATGGAGGGGAAGATGTAGGCGGTGTTGCCGCTCTCGCTGGTAAAGCCGAGGCAGGTGCCGACCGCATTGGGGCCGAAGTATGCCTTGTTTGACAGCACCCAGTCCACGATGAATTGGGTGGCGTTCTCGTTGACATCCATGGTGTTGCTCTCTACCTGGTTGAGCAGAATGTCAGCCGCCATCTGCTGGGCCATGGCCCACGAGGTGGCCTCGCCGCCCCTGAAGAACCACCTGTCTATCATGGAATCGGCCAGCGCCACCGCCGAGATCCCGGCAATGTGGGAGCCGTTTTTTCCCTCGCTTATGTCCCGGACATAGGCCAGCATTCGCTCGTAATCCTCCACAATCTGGCGCTCATCCATGGCCAGTATCTTCTCGATGAAGGCGGGACCGGCCCAGCCGCAGTCCAGCACGGCCTGTTGATGCATGAGCGAGGCATCGGTTTCGTTGTCGAACGGTCCGCCGTAAATTTCGAGGACACGGGTGCTGACGCCGGTCTGCGTGGTTTCAGTGCTGAGGGGTTCTTCGCCGGTGGCCAGCGCTACTGTCCGCCATTGGTACAAGGTCTGAAGGCCCCCGGTCTTGCTGCCTCTGATTTTGCCGGTACCGCTGGAAATCATGTAGACGATCTTCTCCAGCGCCCCCTGCTGTGTCCCTGCCAGCTGCCGCTCATCAATGCCGAGGGGCAGGTCGCAGTAGAACGAGGCCATCCGTTCGAGGCCGACTTGGGTGGCGTTGAAGCTGGCCATGAGCCGCTCCGGGTCCCCCCAGGCCGAGAGCGCCGCTTTGAGGGCGGCGGTCTTGCCGCCCTTGGAACCGCCCCAGTTGTACACAAAGAATATCCTCTGCTTCAAAATCCGCAGAAGTGGGGCGGCAAAGGAAGCGGCCAGAATAAACCGGAATTTGTTCCTTGCTCGGTGCGGGGCCATCCGCTCGATCCAGCGCTCGAAGCTGCCGTTTTGGCAGTATGCCGCCGCCATGCCTCTTTGAGACGGGTCGATGTCCAGCGTGATCCCTTTGTCATGGCCGGGAAGGAACCGCCGCCCCGGCTGCCAGCCGAAGGTGGAGGTTGCATCGTTCATGGGTATCAGGTCGATGTTTTCCGCCTCCAAGGCTCCGAGAAACTTCACCACCTGTTTGGCGTTTTCGCTGGTGATCGTGCAGCCAAGGTCTGACAGGTCGGTGATTTTCCTGCTGGAGAAAATGGTGGAGCGGGGGAAGATGGCCGTGTGCCATTTATCATCCCGCTTGAAGGCGATTTCCATCTTCTCATCGCCGGTTTCGAGGCTTTTGAGGCGCTTGGTCAGGATGATGGGTGTCCGGCAGACGGAAACGGGGCGCAGGGTCTTTTGGTCAATGATGCTGATTCCCTTGTCCGAGTAGATGAAGCCCTCCGGCTGCCGCAGGGTGATGGGCGCTCCGGCTATGGCCTCCGGGATCACATACTCATCGAGGCTGATTCTTTCCGCCCCATCCAGAGCCTGACGGATCAGCCTTGCGCCGTTGTCCCGTCCGTTTTTGATGTAGATGTCAGACGGGTCTTTTTCGCCCAGCGCCTTGCAGTCCCAGCGGTAAACCTCCCCGGTGAATCCTCCATCGTGAAGGCAGCGGAACAGCTTGTCCGTGAAGGTCTGGCCCCCGGTGTCCGGCTCCTGGTGGATGTAAAGCCGCAGCCCCTTGAAATACTCGGTCTGGTCCGTTTTGAACAAGGTGGCACCCGCTATGCCGATGGCGGGGATTCCCATGTGCCAGAGGCTTTGGGTGTCGCTCTCGCCCTCAACCAGAACGCAGTAACCGGGCTTTTGAAATTCCGGGAGCCGCCACACGCCATATGGGAAAATCTTCCCCTTGGAGCCATAGCCCCAGCGGAAGTCCTTCTTCCCGTAGCGTTTCCTGTTCAGGACTACCTGCCCGTTTGTCCCAAGGTAGGGGATTTTAAGGTATGGGATTCCGTTGTTGTCCTTCTCTGTAGACAGGCGGCAGGTGTCCCTCAAAAATTCCAATGGGAGCTTTTTATCCACGCTATACTGTTCCAGAGTGTACGGTGAAGCCTCCCGCCCGATGGGAACGCTTTCTCTTTTGGCGGGTTTTGGCCTCTCGCGGCTCACGCCATACTTCTCCAGAATTTCCTTGTAGGCCTTGGTGGTATCATCACCGTATCCATGAATCTTCGCCCAGAAGGATATGAAGTTTCCACCCTCATCCTCTGCAAAGCAATGCCATTTCCCCGTTTTCAGATCCACCGAAAAGCTGTTGTTCCTGTCATCGTGGAAGGGGCAGAGGCCGATCAGGTTGTCACCTGTGATTTTGTATTTTGCAACGGCAGCGGTGTACTCCGCCCTATAATCTACGATCCTGTCGAGGTCTACGCTGTCCCATACCGCCATGTTTCACCACCGCCATTCCATTCTGTATATTTGGGCGGATGCCGCCCGAAAGCAGCACCCGCCTCGCTGGGGGTTCCTGAAGTTTTACGCAAAGGGGAGATCGTCATCGCTGGGAGGGGGCGCTTCCTCAAATGCGGCCTCATCTGCATCCGGATAGATGTCCGGCGCTTTGCTCCGATCCGGGGCGGCAGTGTAATCATCCAGCGTGATGGCCAGACTCTGGTACTGCTGCTTGATCTGGCCCCGAAGCTGCACCACCTGGGCGGCAATGGCAGGGGGCAGAAGGCCGCTCTTTTTCACCAGCACCTTGCTGTACGGGGTGCCGGTGCTGTTCTTGGTCTTTTCCAGTGTGAAGGACACGATCATGCCGGTGTAGGGGGTGCCGCTGGCCAGAATCTTCGCCAGCTGCTTATTGATGTCCTTGATGGAGGTGGGCGGGACCGTCAGCAGGTAAAGGTTCGGATCGCCGTCCATCATCATGTAAATCCGGCGCATATTCTTGCAAGCCTTTCCCTTTTTGGGGTTGCCGTTTTCGTCCACGCCGGTCCCATACTGGTTATAGGGGCAGGTTTCACAGGCTGTCACCTCGCCGGTGCTGGGGTTGAATCCCATCTTGCCGTCCATGCTGGAGCAGACAGGAATCTTGGCGGCATCGTCCCCGCTTCCATAGGCACCGGGCCAGTAAGCGCTCACCCGGTGGGTGAACACGATCACGGCATCAATCTGCTTCATGGGTTCGGCATCGTTCTCATCCTCCCCCTGCACCTCGAAGGCAAGCCCCCCGCCGCTGGGGACCTTGATCTGGCGGCAGGTGATCCCGCTTTCCGGGTCGAGGTCGGACAACTCATCCTGAAGCTCTGCCATCAGTTCCGGGTCGATGCCCTCATAGCGGTTGACGATCTGGAAACTGTCAACGACAGCGAGGGCGGTGGTCTTTTTTGTGGTGGCCATAGTCAGTTATCCTCCGTTTCTGTTTCTTCTATGGAATCCGCATCAGCGGATTCGGCTTCCTGAAATTCTCCCTCTGCCAGAGCTGCTTCCAGCGGCGAGAGAATATCCTCTGCAGTCAATTCTGCGGTGTAGAGATTGTCGAGGGTGCGCCGCATTTCGGCGGCGGCGTTGATCAAGATTTGGGCTGCCGCGGTGGCGCTGTTCACGATGGAGCTTGTGGCATCCACGGCATTGAAATTGGGATCGGCAAGGGTGCCGAGAAGCCGGTCAGTGTCGCTCTTGATGGCCTTGACCGCAGCATTGATCTTCACCAGCTGTTCAGCGGCGATGCCATAGGCTTCATGCCGGTTGCGGACAAAAGGCGGAGCGGTTTGGGCTTCCCGTGCGACCTGCTGGTGGTGTTTCTGGATCATCTCCAGGACGGTCTGGATGGAATCCTTTGCCACCGCCTCGATGGCGGCATCCAGTGCCGTGCGGGTGTCGAGTTCCATCTGTTCGTATTCTTCTCGCATGGGTCAGGCTCCTTTCGGCTTCTTCACCGCCGCCCTCCGGCAGCCGATGTCGTTAAACTCATAGGTGCGGATCACTGCCGCCAGTTCCTCGGACAGTTCGCCGTGTTCCTCCACATAGGCGGTTATGGCGGACTGGAGGGTTTTGGCGTTCACCGTTTCCTTGATAATGCCGCCCAGCCCCTCTCCCCGGAGGGCGCTGAGGTAGTCATCGTAATCGAGGCCGGATTCAGCCAGTTCTGCATCCCCCTTTTTGGTGTAGGAGGTTTTAGGGAGCAGGCTGAAGCTGTGGCCGGCGTGGACAAATTTCGGGGTGTCATCGTCCACCATCTGCTGGGCCATCTCTTTCTTCAGGGCCTCGATGGCGGCGTTGTTCTCTTTGGTCTGGGCTTCGAGCGCATCCTTGGTGGCCCGGAGTTCCAGGAGCCGCTGGCCCATCTCTGTCAGTGTCATGCTGTTCATCCTTTCCTTTGTATCTGTTCCATGCTGAAAAGGAACATCACCTCAAACCAAAGCCCTTGGTAGGATTTCCTTCCCCGCATTATCGGTACGACCTTTGCCATTTCGGCGGCGATGTTGCGATCACATCCATGGCTCATGAGGAGTTTGATGAATCGCTTCTTGTTGGCGCAGCGCCATGCTTTCGGAAGGGCGATGTTCATGGACACAGCCATTGGAGCGACAGCGCCTATAAGTAACGGCTCATCTGCCTCGTATTCCGGCGTGATTTCCAGTGCATCTAAGTTTTCACAGCACATGGCCACCCGCCTATCGTCCATCCAAATCTCAAAATTGACCGGTGCTTGTTCTTCAGACCCCATTCTGGTTTTCCTCCGTTTCGGGTTCCGCCTCTGCCTTTCCGGTCACGGTTTCCCGGATATAGCGGTGAGGGACATTGCAGTTGATGGCGTTCTCCATGAATTCCACCTTCGTGCTGTCACGCATCAAGGCGTAGAAATCCGAAAACTTGACGCTCACCCGATCCTCCGGGCTGAAAGCATCCATGATTCCCATGTGGTTATCTCTCCCTTCACTTTTTCTGCTTTTCCGATTCCACCCGGAGGCAGCGGCTACCGCAGTATGCCATGCACCGCTCCCCGGCGCAAACATCGAAGCGCTCCATGATGGTGGTTTTGCCGGTGGTGGGGCTGTAGTATTTCTCGACCACCTTTTTGAAGGGACAGAGGGGTTTCTGCTTGTGTTCCATCATTCTTGAATCAGTCCTTTCTCTATGTCAAAAATTGCTTTGAAGATGGGGTAAAACTGAGCGGGGACTACCGCATTGCCGAGGCATTTCAGCCGGTTCGCCCGGTCTGGAATTTTGCCGGTCACGCGGGGGATTCCGAGTTCCCAGCTTCCGTCTGCCCATCCAGCCCGGATGCTGTCCATCCAATGGGAAAGCCCATCATAGCCTCCACCCACTCTGGATTCAGTTGTCCGCCGTTCCCCGCCGCCATGCTGCGGCGTTCCTCTGTCGAAATCGTGCCATCCGCTTCCAGCGCCTTGAGCTGCTGGTAGTTGCCCGTCCCGCCGCAGAGGCCCGCCCCGGTCGTAGGTGTCGGATACAGCTTCGCCGCCTGGATCAGTTTCATGGCGTGTTGTGTCTGGCCGTTGTATTCCTTGCCCTTGATGTCCCCGCAGGTCGCATCGAATTGGGTCGGGTAAAGTTTTGCCGCTGTGGCCAGCCCCATCCCTGCTTTTGGGCCGCTCCCCGGACGGTTGTAGTTCCCGGTCACCGTGGGCGTGGGCCAAAGCGCCGCCGCCGTCTGCAGATCCATGCCGCCCTGACGGGTTTCCGTCTGCGAGGGGCCTGTCCCGCTCCGGCTGGTAGGTGTGGGCCACATCCGCACTGCCTCTGGCAGTCCCTGTTGATGGCTGTTCGGCCCTCTGGCCCTGTAATCTGAGGCTGTCACCGTGGGCCACAGCTTCACTGCATTGGCCAGCTGATCGGCGTGGTTGCGCTTGCCCTCCCTCTGCAGATGCTCCATGCTGTTGGCCCCCTTGCAATCCCTCGCCGCAGGCGTGGGCCACAATGGCGCATCGGTATCGCTTATGCGGGGCGTTGACGCCACAAGCTGGAAGTACAATCGTCCTTGCTTCGTAGCCTTGAAGTTCCAGGTCAGCCAGCACAGTGTCGAGTGCCATGTTGATGATTCCAGCAACATTTTCGCCAATAATCCAAGTGGGCTTGATTTCCGTAATAACTCGGAGCATCTCTGGCCAGAGGTAACGGTCATCCTCACGGCCTCGGCGCTTCCCGGCGGTGCTGAAGGGCTGGCACGGGAATCCACCGGAAATAATGTCAACTGTTCGTAGACCTGTTCGTTCATAGAAGCTCTCCCTTGTCAGTGTCCGAATATCCCGCCAGCGGGGAACCTCCGGCCAGTGGAGTTCCAGAATCTTTGTGGGGTAGTCGGCCCATTCGCACTGGCCCACCGTCCGAAAACCGGCGGTTTCCGCCGCAAGGTCCAAGCCGCCGATCCCCGTGAACAGTGATAGGTGCGTCAGGCTTTCCATGGTCTGCCTCCCCTCAGAAGAATTGCTTCCAGCTGTCCACCACCGTTTTTGCCAGATCCTCTTTTTTGGAAAGCGCCGCCAGCACCATGCCGTCTATGCTGTTTTCTACCTGCAGGTGTATGTAGGTACAGGGGTGCCGCTGGCCGATTCGGTGAATCCGGGAGAGGCTCTGTTCGTAGGTGGCGTAGTTGAAGTTCACGCTGTAATAAACGCAGGTGTCGGCGGCGGTCAGGGTGATGCCGGTCCCAGCGGTATCGATCTGCCCGATGAATACCATCGTACCGGGGTCGGTCTGGAATTGCTGGACGATCCCGCCGCGTTCCTCTTTCTTGATCTCCCCATAAATCGCCACCGCTCTTTTGGGCGGCTGCCCTTTGTGCGCCGAGGCTTTGAACACCTTTTCGCACAGAGCCTCGATTTCATGGATTTCCGGGAGGAACCGGGCGAAGATCACCAGCTTCTTTCCGCCCTCGACCACATAATCCTGCAGGATGTCCGCCAGCGCATCCAGCTTCCCCCGGCTCACCAGCTGTGGCTTGGTGGCTTCATCCTCTACCAGAAAGCCGCCGGTGAATTGCTGGAGGCGCAGAAGGCGGGTCAGGACTGTTGTGGCCGTGATGGTGCCGCCGCTGTCCAGCTCTGCATAGCTGTCCCGCCGAAGCCGGTCGTACAGGCTGCGCTCTTTTGCGCTCAGGGAAACATAGCGGCTCTCGAAGGTCTGTTCCGGGAGGTCGAGGGCTTCTTCTTTGGTCACCCTGTAGGCGATGCTGTGTTCCTTCTTGATCAGCCGGTCCAGGTCCCGATACCGGATGATCTGCCGCTGTTCAAAGCCGCCCATCACGCAGTACCGGTTTTTGAAGGAATAGAAGTTCAGGCCGAAAATCGAGGGGTCGAGGAATCGGTACTGGCTGAAGATGTCGATGGCCTCGTTCTGCACCGGCGTTCCCGAAAGGATGAGTTTGTACCGGGCCTTGTCCCCCAGCTCGTGCATGGCCTTGCTCTGGGAGGCGTTATGCGTCTTGATGCGCTGGCTCTCATCAGCTATGATGAGGTCGGCATCGTAGTCCAGCAGGGCCTCGAAGATTCCCTCCCGCCATGTGGATTCGTAGTTGATCACGGCCACCTTCAGGTGGGGGTAGGGAAATCGCACCAGATCATGCAGTTCTTTCAGGCGCTGCGCCTTTGTCCCCAGCATCGTGCGGATGGTGTACGGAAAGGCTGCATAGTCCTGAAACTCTTTCGGCCACACGGCGCAGACGCTTGTGGGAGCCACAATCAGCACTCGCTTGATCTTGCCCATCTGGTACCCGGCCCCGGTCACCGCTATTGCGGTGAGAGTTTTGCCGCAGCCCATCTCGAAAAGGAAGCCGAAGCCCTTTCCGCACGGGGCGCTTTCACTGATTTTCGCCTGTTTCATGCACCTTCGCCCCTTCCTGCAGAATAAGGCTGATAGCGGCGGGGGCTTTCTTTTGCGTCCGCTCGTTACGCGCCCACTCAATGTCCCGCCACTTTTTGGCGCTCTGGTTCAGGTTGCTTGCGATGGCCATAGCGCTCAGACAGGCCATCGCTGCGATGATGATGGCTGTCCAGTTCAGGTTGTTCAAAAATTCCAGCATTCTTTATCCCTTCTTTCATCCGTTATAGGCATCTTTTGGACATCGTCCAGACTGCAAATAATCACCGAGTTCCTTGAGGCGATGTCCAGAATTTCTGCTTGGTAGAAAAACGATCCGTCTTTCCGGCGGCGCAGAATGCATCCGGTCAGGATGTACGGGGTGCCGCTTTCGTTGCCGGCCGGTTGGTACAAAACCTTGCGGTTCATGGCCCGTTTGACCTCTGCCAGTTCCATCCCGATCACCATCCCAGCCTTTTGCCGCAGTTCCAGCAGTAGTTGTTTCCGGGGCGCATTTGGCGGTTGCAGTCAGGGCAAAGCCAAACGCCGCCGAGGTTTTTCGGTCTGACCGGCACCTCGTATTTTTGGTGCATGGTTTGGTACTGCTTCGCCTGGGCGTTGTAGTCCTGCACCAGATCCCGCACCTGTTCAGGGTCGCTGATCCCCTCATCCTGCAGGGCCGTAATGATGGCCGTTGCGGCCTCACAAGCGGCCACATCCGCCGCCCAGATTTCATCGGCTTCTGCGTCCGAACCGTCTATGAAGGATTTGGAGTTGTCCTTCAGGCTGGAAAGCTGGGCCAGAATGGCATCCACAGGCATGAACCGTGCGCCCATTGAATCGGGGGAGGCTGCTCCATAGCCTTTAGGCTGGCGCTCTGCTTTCTTCTTTTTCACTGTGCCGCACATCCTTTTGGCTGCACCCATCCGAAGGTCAGCAGGGCCATGTTCGCCCCTCTGGTTTGATGGGAATAGAGCGGCATTTTTACCGGGTAGTTTGCAAGCGGCACGGGATTGTCGTTGGTTCTCTCACAGTCTACCGCATCCTGCACAGCATGGAGGGCTTGCCGCCGCTGCGCCGGAGCGGGTGGGAGCCGGACGATGCTGGCCAGCTTGTCCAGCAGTTCGATGTCCGCCGTGCCGATGAGGCGCTGCGTCTTTTTGTCCCACCGCATTTTGCCCCAGCTTTTAATGGTGCCGAATTGGACATTATCTGCATCTGCGATGATTAAGGTGTTGCCCTGAAGGGCCATTTTCATGGCTTGACATCCTCTCTTTCTCCCTCTATAATGAGGGGGTTATCATTGGTGCTGTGGCACCGCTTTACCATCCTCGGTGGTTGCGTCACCGGGGGTGGCTTTTTTAATCATGGTTGCCCTCCATCTCCTGCAGGTAGGTCTGGAACATGGCGGTCACTTCTTGGGTGTATGCGGTTTCGTATGTACCTGCATCTATCGCTCGTCTTGCGCCGGTCGGCCCCATGTTATAGGCCATCAGCGTTGTCGTGTCGGAGATACCGGAATCAAAGGTTTCCGCCAGTTCCCGCAGAAGGTCAACGGCCACCATGGAGCTTTGCACCGGGTCGGTCAGGTTGGTTACGCCGAGGCGCTCCATACGGTCTGTATTCCAGCGGGTGTTAATCTGCATCATGCCGATGCTGTCCCCGCTGTCACCGATGGTATCAGTCTGGTAGAGGCTTTCTTTCCAGGCGATGGCCATCACCGTGCAGAAAAGCTGGTCATCCCGGTCGCAGACATCGTAAATGGCCCATTGCGTTGTGGCATCGAGGTCGGCGCTGAGAAGCGGCGTGTCTTGCTTGTCCCTTTCTACGCTCCACAGCTCCCTTGCGTTGTCCATCGGCAGCGGGTCAGCTGTGGGCGGCGGAGCAGGAGGCGTGTGGATAATCGTCAGGGCCGGAGCATCCGCCGGGGGTATATCTGGGCTTTCTCCCTTTACCTCTGCATGGCCACTTATCAAAATAGCCACGCCCATGATGATGGCGGCGGAAGCTATAGCGGTGCTTTTACGCTTACCGTTTTGCATTTTTCTCACCTCCCTTCGCTGCCCGCTCTGCTTTCCAGCGCTGGTAGTCAGCCTGGATGATGGGGTCTGCATAGGCCCGTTGCAGGTCGGGCAGCAGCGTTTGGGCGAGGATCATCCCCACTGTTGCCGGAATTTCTGCCGGATTGATGGGGGTGCAGGTGCCGACTCGCACCGTGCGGGGTTCGCTCATTCTGCTATCACCCTCTCTTTTGCTGTTTTCAAGGTGCGGGGTGAGGGCGGCGGTGCCGCCCTCATTTTGCGGTGGCCAGCCGCTTCTGGGCCTGCATCCCTTCCATGAAAGCATTGGCAATCATGGCCACCGTACACTGTTCATCCTTTGGAAGAGCGGTGATGACATCGAACAGTTTTTCTGCATCGGCCAGCTGTTCGGGGGTGTAGGTCTTTACCTCGTTCGTTTTCATCTTGAAGCCTCCTTTCTTTGTTGCCTCTGGTGTTATTATATCTTGCCTTTGGTGTATTGTCAAGTATATTTTGTTTCCTTTGGCGTTTTTTATTGACAACGGCGTATTTTTGTGTTATCCTAATCTGCAAGGAGGTGGTTCGAGTGACCATCGGGAACCGAATAAAGAGGGTTCGCAGAGCGCTTGACCTGACGCAAACTGAATTTGCCTCCCGTCTTGGGTTGACGCAAAATACTGTTACTCGCTATGAAACAGGGGATCGAAATCCCTCGGCTGCGGTGCTTTCTTTGATTATCAAAGCCTATGATGTAAATGAAGAATGGCTCCGAACGGGTAACGGGGAGATGTTTGTACCGTCCCCCACCACAGAATTGGATGCCCTTGCTTCTAAATATCCCAATATGACGCATGAAACCTATGTCTTGGTTGAGAAGCTGGTAAATCTCCCTAAATCCAGCCAAGATATAATCATGGGATTCCTTCGGGAAGTGGTCGAGGGCTTTGGTGATGTTGCCCCTGGCACATATGCAAAGCGCCCCCAGGAAATGTCGCGGGAGGAAATCCACACTGAGTTAGATCGCCAGCTGGATGAGGAAAAAGAAGCGGCGGAAAATGCATCGGGCTATGGACATGGAAAATCCGGCATGGCTACCGGCTGATATAAAAACCGCCCTTTGACCGGGCGGTGTGCTGAATAACCGGAGGTGGTTGCTCGTATGATAAAATATTCCAAACAGGCCCAGAAATTTCTTGCCAAACAGGAGCAGAGGGTCCGCCAGCGGCTGGAGGCTGCCATTCAGGAGCTTCCCTCTGGAGATGTGAAAAAACTCAAGGGCCAGCCGTACTACCGTTTGCGCGTTGGTGATTTCCGGGTAATCTTCGACCGGGATGGCTCTGTAATTCTGGTTGTGAAAATTGATAACCGGGGCCAAGTCTATAAATAAGGAGGGCATCGTGATGAGTAATGTAAAAGAGCGCTTGCTGGGCGCTATCACCGTAATGGATGAGACATCTGCGGCCCGTTTATGGGAGTTCGTTTTGGAGATGTCAAATAACGGATGGGATTCCATCGAGGAGATCGAGCCGGACGAAATCGACCTGAAAATGATTCAGGAAATCCAGAACGATCCTGACTGCCATACTTTTGAATAAAAAAGCCGCCCCGGTATTGACCGGAGCGGCGGAGGAGGTGTATGATGGGGGTGAAAAAACAAGGGCCTTTCGATGAATCCCAGGCCCAGCCCTGTGTGATTTATGCCCGGTATTCCTCTCATGCACAGCGGGATGTGTCCATTGAGCAGCAGGTGGCGGACTGTGAAGCCTATGCCAAAATGAATAACCTGCAGGTCATAAAGGTTTACGCAGATCGGGCGCTCTCCGGTACCAGCGATAAGCGCCCGGAATTTCAGAAGATGCTCCGTGATGCGGAGCGGGGCCGCTGGTCCTATGTGCTATGCTGGAAGGTTGACCGCTTTGCCCGAAACCGCTATGACAGTGCCACCTATAAATTCCGCCTGAAGCGGTGCGGGGTGCGGGTGATCTACGCCAAGGAATCCATACCGGACGGCCCAGAAGGCATCCTGCTTGAATCCGTGCTGGAGGGTTCTGCCGAGTATTACTCTGCGAACCTCTCCCAAAATATCAAGCGGGGGATGCGCTACAATGCGCTGGAGTGCAAGGTGAATAATGGCTCCATGCCCTTTGGTTATTGCAAGGGGCCGGATGGCCGGTACGCCATCTATGAGCCGGAGGCCGAGGTCGTCCGGGAGATTTTCCGAAAGGTCAGCAAGGGCACCCCGTTTGTGGACATCGCCAATAGCTTAAATGGCCGGGGTATCCACACAAAGCGGGGCGGCCTCTGGGGGAAGAACAGCTTCCACGCCATCCTGCACAATGAGGCTTATATCGGGGTCTACCATTATTCGGATGTACGGGTGGAGGGTGGTATGCCGGCCATCATCGACAAAGCCCTTTTCTTGGAGGTGGAACAGCGCTTGAAAACAAAGAAAAATCCCCAGGGGCGGCACCGGGAAAATGGGGACTATATGCTGACCGGGAAGCTGTTCTGTGGCCTTTGCGGTAGTCCGATGATCGGGGTGGCCGGAACGAGCCGAAGCGGGGCGCTTTACTTCTACTATTCCTGCAATAAGCGCCGGGTGGAACGGGCGTGTAAAAAGCGCCATGTGCGGCGTGACTGGATTGAGCGCCTGGTGGTTCAGGCTGCGCTGGATCACATACTCCAGCCGGATGTGATCCAGTGGGTTGCGGATTCGGTCATGGCCTATCAGGAGCGGGCCGGGAATTCCTCGGTGCTTACCGGTTTGCGGGACGATCTCTCCGAAAACCAAAAGGCCACCGAGAATGTTATGAAAGCTATCGAGGCCGGAATCATCACCGTCACCACAAAGGGGCGGCTGATGGAATTGGAGGCCGAGGCCAGCCGAATACGGGACGCCATCTGTT